ATCTTTTCCAGAATTAATAATATCTTTTTGGGCAGATTGTTCGCAATCATAGAGACGCATTTTTTCTCTATCAACACCAACAACAAACCTCTTATATTTATCAGTTGAAGAATAACGGTTCTTCAATTGTTTTACCATAATCTGTCCCAGTCCCTCCAACTCTTCTGTGCTAATAAGGGCAAACATAAGGTCAGCAGTAGCAGGAAGACCAAAGGATTCACTAGTATCAGTAAGGTCAGGGTCAGAGCTAGAAAAACCTGAACGAGTAGTTTGAGTAGCACTGACGATTGGAACATTTGCTTCGACCGCAAGACCACGGAGTTCTTCTGCAATTGCTTTAACATATGAGTAAGAATTGACTGAAAAATTACTCTTATATCTTGATGACCCACAAATATTAAGGTAATCAATGAAAATAATATCAGGTTTAAATGATTTCTTAAGAGAGAGTTCATTTAGAAGTGCCCTAAAGTGTCCTGCGTGTGCGGAAGCAGTTGGATATTCTTTAATAATCAAAGTTCCTTGTGTCTTCTTCGCAATATTATTTACTTTCGTATCAAACATCATTTTTGGTAATGTTTCAATATCTTTGATATTTACATTCAAAAGGTTTGCGTCAATTCGTTCAGCAATTTTCTCTTCTGCCATCTCAAGCGTAATGTACAATACGTTCCGTCCTTGGAGCAAGACGGAGCTAGCAAAATGGCACATGAATAAAGACTTCCCGACACCTGTACCAGCAAGTGCGATATTAAGAGTTTTGTTAGGGATGCCCCCTTTGGTAATTTTGTTAAAATATTCCAAATCAAATGGGATTTTGTCTTCTTTTCTGTGATAAGAGTCATATCGTTCTTGGTAATCTTTTAGGTAATCGTGTCCAATGTGGCTATCAAATCCAATAGCAAGTGCTTCTTGTAAAATTGCTGGAATAGAATCTCTTGACTTCTTTTCATCTTGTCCGTCAGCAATTTTAATGCTTTCCATAAGAGCAAGATAAATTGCTCGGTCTTTACACCACTTTTCAGTAGTATCTACTAACCATTGCTTATCTGCTGGGGCATCATCAAGATTAGAAATATAATCACAAATAATTTTGTAAGTATCTTCTGTAATATCAGTTCTCTTTTCTGTTTCAATTAAAAGAACTTCCTTTGTTGCTAGTTGTTCGTAAGCAACAATAAATTTACAAATCTCTTCAAAAACTACTTTCTCGTGAAGGTTTTCAAAATATTCATTTTTAATAAAAGGTAATACTTTTCTACAATAATCATTATTGAAAAGTAAATTACGAAGAATTGTAGTTTCGACTTTTTCCATTACTCCTCTAACTATGGATTTCGTTTGTGATGTGGAGCATCGAACACAAAAGTAATTCTAACTTCATCACCAATATTTTCAGCACTATGGAGAAGTTTATTGTTAAACCAAAAGAATGTTCCAGGTTCAACAATCATCGTTTCATCCCCAACAGTATACTTGTATTTTCCTTGAATGGAAAGATGGTATCTATCTTTTGTAAGATAATAAGTTCCCTCATCAATATGAGTTCCAACAATTTCACCAACAGGTAATGCAAGAAAAGCACAACGACGTATTTTCTTAAAATATGTCTTTAAAAATTTAAGCACTTCTGTGTGCTTTTCATATGCAGGTGTTTGAATACAAATTTCAGTATCACCAACATACTGTCCTTCTTTTTCTATTCCACCCATTATCAATTGAAGAACATCAACAGTAACAGTATATTTTGTTGGGTCAAGTTGTTCTATTTTTTTATCTTTAATATTTTTTTGTGAACCCCAATCCTCTGGATATTGTTTTATTTGTTCTAAAATTTTAGATACATCAATTCCAGTTTTTATAACTCGAATATTTTTCATTTATAATGAAGATAAGTATGAAGCAAATATTTTGGGTTACTTACTGGTGGTTCTGCTTTATGTGGAAACGTCCAAAAAGGAGGAAACATCACAAGTGTTCCCTGCTTTGGAGTGACTGAAAAATCTTTAAATCTTGTTTCTCCACCTGTTTCCACATCATTCAAATACCAAAAGAAAGAAAGAAATCTTCTTGCCGTTGCGTGATTGACTACATCAACATGTGTATCAAATTTATCTATACCATCGTTATTATATCTTTTAATTCTAAACTGTTCGAATGCGTGAGTTTCAGGAAAGACACGAGCATCAGCAAATTCATAATACTTATTTTTATACTCAAAAGTTTTATGAATTAGATAATTATGAACGTTATTTACTTCTTCATTTAACTTACAATTTTCTGTAAGATTGAATTGAGTAAATTTTTGCTTTCCATCATTATCAATTTCTTCATACCTGTCTGGAACTTGGTCGAACAAACTAATGAGAAATTCACAAATATTAGGTTCTATTGCGTTCTCATAAACGTGAATAAAATCATTTAGTTCATCCATAAGAAAATTCCTGTTTTGCTGCTTCATCAAGTGCTTGCATTACTTCTGGTGTGAAGTACTTCTCTGGATTTTCATTAATAGTTTTTCCAAATTGAGTCGTACCATCTCCAACATCATAACGAGTTCCCACCTTTTTAAAGATTTCGTATTTTTCTGCCAAATCCAAAAGACCATAATACTTATCAAGACCACGTTCGTCATAATACAAACGTACCTCCACATCTTTATTTTCTTTACTCAAACGAGACTTTTGCGTCTTGCATTTGATAATATTACCAACAACTTCTGTTCCATCCTTTTCTTTCTTTTTAGAAAGATAGATGATAGAAGATGCTGCATATTTAAGACCAGAACCACCACTCATCTCTTTTGTAGGAACATAAGCACCCACAACATCATAAGTATGATTCGTTACAATCATAGGAATGTTTGCCTGTCCTAGTTTAAGAGTAAGCATACGGAATGCACCTTTCACCAGTTGGGATTTAGTCATATCCCTCACCTGCTTATCATTCAAACTATCTTCAATTTCTTTTGAAGTAGAAAGCATACCAAGACTATCAAGAACAAACATACAAGGTTTGCGTTCTTCTGGTTTTTTCTTCTGATACAAATCTACTGCTTTAAGTGCTTTACTTCTAAACTCTTCAATAGTTACAACATTAATAACTACAATTCTAGAAACATCAAGTCCTCTACTTTCAAGCATAGATTTAGTTACTGCTGCCTCTGTATCAAAGTACAAACAATAACCATCAGGGTTATTGATAAGGAAGTTTTTAACAACAGCAAGGCTAAAAAATGTTTTACCTGTAGAGGATTCTCCTGCGATTGCAGTGATTTTGTTACCAGATACACCACCAAAAATGGAACCAGAAACAAGAGCGTTGAATATGTACGAACCTGTATCCACGTAAGTTTCAGTTTCTTCAATGTCTGATGCAAGGGATGCGTATTCTCCACCGATTTCTTTTATAATATCTTTTAAAAAGTCCATTAGCTAAAAAATGATTCAAGGTTTACAGTTTTTTCTACTCTCCAATTAATTGCATCTAAAATTACTTTCATTGGTTCCAAAAATGCTTTACTGAATTGTAGGTCATAATCAATATATTTGTCTAGTCCAAATTCTTTTGGAAATTCTTGAATATAAGAAATCACGTTTTCGTGAATTGGATTTGGAAGTTTTAAATAACAAAATTTAATCTTCTCACCATTTTGAATTTTTGCATACTTCTTATCTAACTTCTTTTCTTTAATTAGATGATTATAAAGAAGTGCCCCTCTTGCATGAATTGGAGTTCCTTTACTATAAAGAGTTGATGAAGATTTATGTTTATCTACGTCATTAATTGAACGTGGAAATGAAATTTCTTCTGGAGGAAGTTTATTAAATGCTTTACGGAAATTATCTATAAAAGAAATCATTTCGTCTTCCGTTTTAGTCATCACAATTTTAAGAGCATCCTTAATCTTTTGACGACAAGGAGCAGGAGTAGAAGATTTAACTGCTTCTAATCCCATAATCTTTAATTTAGGTTCCTCATAACGGACACCTTCACTATCCCAAACATTCAAGATATAACGTTTCTTCGCAGTCCAAATTCCACGGTCGGCAATATTCTCCCGTTTCATTTGCATCTTCTGGTCGTAAGCATTTACATAGTCCGCCAGTTCTTGGTAAGAACTCTCAATATATTTTTCAAATTCCATCGTACAGACCTTATCAAGGAACCCAACAATTTCTTCAGTAGTTTTTTCTCTTCCCTTGTATACAGTCTCGACAAAAGGACCCATATTAAGATAGATAGAATCAGTATCCGAAGCAATAACATAGTCAACATCATTTGTTTTAAGAATTTTGTTTAAGTAGGAATTCATTTT